GTGAAGAAATAGGTGCGGCGCTTGATGCGCTTGAACGCCCAGTTGAAGAAGCTGGAACCCGAGTTCGAATCGATCAGCGACGCCACGGCGCTAAACACCACACCGTCGACCGCATCAACGACGCTGATTCGAATCTCATCGGCCACCAGATTGCCGAGGTACAGTCCTTGCGAAATCACCTGGGGCGCCAGGACCAGCAGGATCTCATCGGGGCACGACGTTTGCGTGTTGTTGTATTCGTCGAGCATCGCCCAGCGGTTGATCGCGCCGCGCGGCGTCCAGGCGGTCGTATCGGTCAGCGCCTTGCCCAGGTTGTTGACGATGAGCGACTGATAGACGTTGTGTGCGCCCGGTTCGTAGACCAGCACATCCTTCGCGTAGGTCGTCGTGGCGACATAGGCCTGGACGTCGATGGGGGCATTCGAATACACGACGCCCGCGCCGGCGCCAATCACCTCCCCCGCATCGAGCAGCGCATACGGCGCCTTGGACAAGTCGGCCGGGTCGTAGGTCACGCGCAGCGTGTTCGGCGGAGCAATCTGCTGGACGCCGTTGCGGTCGTAATACGGCGCCGAGCTGGTGCGCGTGCAGGTGACATCTCCCAAGGTGACGGGATCGACGACGATCATGCTGGTACCACTTTCGTTGCGAATGGGACGTCGCCGTTGACGGCGGAATCCAGGTGATCGGCGGTTGCCTGCGTGCCCTTGGCGATGGCCAGGTTCTCCGCGCTGTTGTCTTCGCGCAGCGCCTGCACCTCGGCGCGCAGCGCGCGCAGTTCGGCGACCAGGGCCGTGCTGTTCTCGGACGGGCTTGACAGCCGGCGCATCAGCTCGCGGTTGTCGCCGGCCGGGATGATGCGCTCGCCCGCGTGGATGAATGCAGGCATGTCCTCGGGCACGTAGTTCGTGCCGATGGCGAACGGGTGCAGCTTCTTGTATTCGTCCGAACTCTTGATCGAGGTGGCGATATCCGCCAGCGACGACCCGTTCGACGCGTAAAAGGCCAGACCGCCCGCATCCGCGTCGCGGCCCAGCAGCTCCTTGTATAGCTGCGAGATCGCCGTGCGGTTCTTCGCTTCGGCCGAACCGGTGATTGCATTGACGATGCTGGACGTGGACGTGCCGGCCGCAGCCTGGTTCTGCCAGAACTCCAGTCCGGCCGCATCCGGAGTACGGCCCAGCGCCTGCTGGTAGGCCTGATTGATGGATGACGTTGCCGAAACGACGGGGTTGGCCTGCGCGGCCAGGATGGTGGCCGTCAGCGCACCCATCGCCTGGTCGATCGACAGCAGCGTGGTCGACTGCCCCTTCGCCTCGTCGATCAGCGCTTGGGCATTCGTCAGGATGCCGTCCAGCGACGTGAGCTGGTCTTTCGCCGCCTGCAGCGCTTGCTCTTCGACGGTCAACGAACTGTCGGTCAGGCCGGCGAGCGCGCCGATATCGTTCTGGGTCTGGTACAGGTCGCGCAGGTAGTCGGCGTAGGTGGTGAACTGGTCCGATGCATCCTGCTGGACGGCCGACAACGCGTCTTTCAAGCCGTCGGCATCCGGCAGCGGGCCACCGGCCTTCGCGGTCGCCAGGGCCGCACGGATCTGCGCCTGGCCAACGGCGCGCTGGGCCAACTTCTGATCGGGCGACTGCAGGCTGTCCAGCGTGCTGTGCAGTGCATCGGACAGGCTTTGCAGTTTCGTCACCGCAGCGGAATGTGCGTCGACCATGGTCTGCACTGCTGTCTTCTCGCGGGAGACCACCGACTGCAATGCCGTGAACGCGCTGTCGACGCCGGCCAGCAGCGCGGTCGCCGCGTCCTTGGTCGCCTCGACGCCGGCGGCATGGTCTTTCAGCGCTTGCAAGTGGTCGTACAGGGCCTTGTTGTCGTCGGCGATGCCGGCGCGCTCCTTGGCGCGCAGCTGGATGGCCGTCATGGTCAGCTCGTCGATCTGGTCTTGCAGGTCGCTGCGCTCATCGGCGATGTCCTGCGCCGATTTCGTCGTGTCCTTGATCGCCTCGTGGGTGGCAGCGAATGCGGCCTCCAGGCCCATCAGCGTGGCGTAGGTGGCCTGGCCTGCGGCGGTGGTCTTGTCCAGGCCGAGCGCGACCTGGGCGAATTCCTCGCGCGTGTCGACCCAGCTGAGGTTCAGCTTCGCCAGCTCGTCCGACACGTATTTTTGCACCGGTGCCAGGCGCTGGGCTTCGGTCAGGAAGTTCTCGGCGAAGTCGGCGGTGGTTGACTGCAGCTGGTCGATGCCGCCCATCAGTTCGATGAGCGACTCACGGGCGGCGATCGACTCCATGCCGGTCGCACCGAAGGTGGTTCCGATCGATGCCAGGGAGGCGTCCAGCTTCGCATAGTCCGACGCGACGCGCACCAAGGTTTCGAGGTAGCCCTCGCCGACCTTTTCGAACTGCTCCAGTCCGGACACGGCGTACTTGGCCATGTCGTCGCCGAGCTTCGAGAATACCGACTCGATCGCCTTCTGCAGCTCATCGCCCTTCAGGTCTTTCAGGCTCACCTTGCCGATGTCCACCACGAAAGAGTTCAGCTTGGTGGCGAAGTCGTCCCCCGAGACGCCCAGCAAGCCGCCCGCGATCTTGATGCTGTCGGCCAGCGACGTGATGACCGATGCAAACTGGCGGTTCGCGTCGTCGCTCAGATACTCCTTCTTCTCTTCGTCCTTGCTGCCATGAAGCAGGCCACCGGACGTATGGATGTTTGCATAGGACTGCGCGGTGACGCCATTTTCCAGCACCGAACCAAGGGAGGTCGGGGCAACGGTGAAGCCGGAGTCCGTCACGCTCTGCTTTCCGCCGAAAACAGACGTGAACAGGTTCGCCAGCACCGGGATCTTGCTGGCGACATAGCCGATGGCCGCACCGATGGCGGTGCCGATAATCGGCACGACGGACCCGACTGCCGCACCTGTAGCGACCATCCCGGCGGTGTTGACACCGCCATTCCCGTTGCTGAGCGAGCCCACGTTCGGGTCCGTGATGGCCGAGTTCTGCACCAGCTGCGCGGCGAAGCTGCTGATATTGTTCTCGATGGCACGCAGCGAATTCGTCATCGCGGACAGGTAATTGATCTGCGTCGACGAATTCGATGCGGACAACTCGATCGCGCGTGCGATCGACTCCGACTTGGCGCTCTTGTCGCCGAGAACCGTACCGGTGCCCTGCTGTTCCTGCCGCTGCTGCGACAGGCTGACGCTCGATCCACCCAGGCCACCCACCATCTTGGCGCCGATGGCGACGACAGCGGCCAGCGTCGCCGCGCCAGCGGCAAGGTTCAGCGGGAATGGGAGCGACGCGATCGCCTTGACGACGGCCGTGATGCCCCAGGCGCTGGCCTCGGTTGCGGCCAGGCCGGTAGACGCGGCCGATGACGTGGCCTCGCCGGCCAGCTTGGTGGCGTTCAGCGTCGTATTGGCGGCGACCTCGGTTTCCTTGAAGAGGATCTTCTTCGCCATCGACTCCAAAGCAAGAGCCAGTTCGGCAGCACGATAGGCCTTCTCGACACCCTCCATCACCTTGTAGCCGGTGCTATTTTCCTTAAAGAAACCTTTCGCCGCACTCGCGACGTTACTGTAGTACCCAAGTTGTTCCCGTTCCTGCTTAGTCGTGATTGCAGCCTGGGCGGCGGCAAGCTTACCGGCGTCGTCCTTGTACTGAACGCTGGCCGTCTTGCGTGCCGCCTCGTTGTCCCGCTGCTGCTGGTCATACAGCGAGAACGTATCGATTAAATTACCCAGGGCCGTGCCGGCGTTGCCGAACGCTCCGCTCATGGCTTGTCCGAACGACTCGATCCGGTTCACGTTGAACGCGGAGTCGATGGCGTCTCGCAGGGTCTCAAATCCGCGCGAACTTTGCAGGACCTTAGCGTCCGCATTGTCCTGCACAGCCTGCGCATAGCGATTGAAATCGGCCAGCGCCTGCTTCTTCGCCGCTAGCTTCTGGCCGTCGGTGTCGTTCGTTTTGTCGGTCGCAGCATTGGCGTCGGTTAGGCGAATGCTGGCCAGCTTGATCGAAGCAGCTGCAGCGGCCCGGATGCGCTCCTCTTCATCGCCGATGAAGGTGTCGCGCATCGCGTCGTACAGAGCGATGGTCTCGTCCGCCATCTGCTTCGTGTCGTTTACAAAGCCGGTGGCCACGCCCTTGTTGACGGCTTTCAAGCGGGCTGCACCCATCTGCTCGAGCGCACGAACCATGGCGCCCGTCGAGTCAAGGTATTCCCGTGTCGCGTCGCCGCTCTGACGGCGCTGCTCCATTTCGGCCGAAAGCTGTTTGGCAATGGACTGCATCCGGAGCGCCGAGTAAATTTCCTGCTGTTCGGCCGTCTGGCCTGCAACTGCGTACGCCAGGCGCGACGAGCGGACTAGGTCTTCCTGCGCATCGACGAGGCTGGAAACGCTGCCGAATTCCTTCGTATAGCCTTCCAGCAGCGCTCCAGCGATCTGGTAGGCATAGTTCTGCTTCACGGCGTTCAGCTTGGTCTGGGCAGCCGCCGCTTCGCCAGACAGCTTGATCATCTCGTTGGCGTCCGCAGCAGGGTCACGCCCCTGGCCCAGCGGCGCGCCGGCCTTGAAGGCAGCCATGTATGCAACCAGCTGGGCCTTCTGGGCGGCGATCTGGTCGAGCTGGCCTTGGGCTTCGGCCACGTCCAGCTTCTGTTTCTTCTCCAGGTACTCGGCCTGGGTGATGACGCGTTGATCGAGCGACTGCTTCAGCTGCTGGTCGCGCAAGTCGTTCAGGGCCTTCAACTTGGTGTTGGCGGCCGACACGATGCTGATTTGGCCCTCGGCAGCAACAACGGAGTCGTTCATCTCCCGAATCAGCTGCTCTTTCCTGTCGCGTTCGGCCTTATTCGCCGCGGCCTTGGACGGATCCTCGACACGAGTCGGCTCGCTGATTTCCGGCAGGCTGGACGTTTTGCTTACCAGCCATGCGACACCTTTGTTGACGACGTCGTCAATGGACTTCGGCACAAGCCTTTCCAGCTGGTCACCAAATGCTTTGGCGAAGACGTAGCCCACAGCCAGACCGGCAGCGACAACCGCAGCGCCGACCGCGCCGGGGATAGCGGCGACCGCTGTAGCCAACCCGGTGACGAGCATGCGACCCGCCAGCAGGATCGTCGATCCCCATCCTGCAATAGCGGCACTCAGCTGCAGCGCGCGGAAGAAATTGGTGGCGGCAGCGCCCATCGCAACGAACGCCAGGCCGACCTTACCGGCCGCGGCCCACGCTTGCGCCACGAGAGCCCCAAAACCGATAGTCGCCTGTTCGACCATGAACCCGGACAGCAGCAGTGCGAACGTGATGGTCACGCCCTTGATCGTAGTCATCCCGCCCAGGTAGTCGTCGAAGAATTTGCCGAAGGCCTTACCGACGTCCGCAACCACGCCGATCACGCTGCCGACGATACTGGCCACGTCCTTGAAAACCGAGATCACGGTACCGACGGTGCTGCCGATGACCTTCGCCATCTTCTCCATGGCGCCGTTCGATTCCAGCTCTTCGAGATAGACGTTCAGCTGCTTGACGCCATCGGTGACGCCGAACACGCCTTGGGCGAAGCCTTCCAGGAAGGGCGTGCCCAGACGGACCTGGATGTTTTCGAAGTAGCGGTCCAGAGAACTCAGCGCTTTTCCTGCCGTACCCATGGCCTTTTCGTAGATGCCGGCGTACTTGGCCCCTTCCTGCATAACTGCCTGCTGGATCGCCTCGGCCTTCTGGGTCTGAGTCAGGGCCTTGGTGACAGTGCCGTGCGACGTGGCGTACTTCTGGAGGGCTTCGTCCTGATTCAGGATGATGCCCATGTACTTCAGGCCTTCGGTATCGGCCTGCTGGATGTTCGTGATCAGCTGGGTCAGAGTCTCCGACGAACTCTTGTTGGCTACCACGGCCAGGTTCTGCGCCATCCGCCCGAGTTCAAGCGACTTGTTATTGTCGAGGTTCGCCGTGGTCATGGACACCATGGCTTCGCGAGCCTTCATCATCGAGATGCCGCTGCGCTCGAGCCCCTTCGCGTAGGTATCCATCTGGGTGCTGGAGTAGCCGGCATTCTCGCCAGCGGTGTGCATGACAATGCCTAGCGTCTCGTAACGAGCGGCCAGAAGGGTTGCATCCTTTACGTAAGCGCCGATGTTCAACGCCGCATATCCCGCCACCAACGCCTTAAGGCCAGTCGTAGCCACGCTGGACAGCTGATTGAACGAGTTACCGATCGTCTCGATCTCTCGTTGCGCAGTGCTCGCGCCTTCAACAGCAAAGCTGATTACCGCGCCGGCGTTGGGGGAAAATGCCATCTGATTGCGTACCTATCGTTTCGAGGCCCACTCTTCGAGCGCCCCGTTTTCCATGTGCTGGATTAAGGGGAAGAAGACCTTGCGCTTTTTCTTCGGGATGTCCTTCAACCGCAGGTATGCATCGACGCTCGCATAATTCAAGCCGATCGCGCCTGACATGCTGGCCATCCACTGCGTCTGGAGGCCAGCCCATAGCCAGAAAACTTCTTCGTTATCTGGCCACAGCCAAAACTCGTCTTGGACAACGACGAATTCTTCTTCGTATTGAATTCCAAGAGCGGCGAACGCTTCAGCTAGTTCGTCGCCGGTGTCGTCGTCGGCTGCGGGATTGAGGACCAGCTGGCCACGCGCCATCAGGCGCGCAGCCTCCTTCAGTTTTTTGCTACAGCACCGACTTCCTTCATGTACGCCTGGAAGCACACACCCGGCAGGCCAGCCTGGTCCAGCACGGCGTTGAAGTTGTCCACATCGAACGGCAGGGGCTGGCCATCGGCATCGAGGACGTCTTCCCAGCCATTGGCTACCCGCTGCAGGAAGTCGACGACCGAGTCTTCCTTGTTCTTCAACGTTTCGTCGATCTGGGTCTGGGACAGACGGTCGCACATCAGCACGAAGCCGAACGGGACCGGCTTGCCGTCTTCGCCGACGATGGAACCCTTGACTGGGACGCGGAGTTTGTTGCGGATGACGAGTTTCAGTGCCATGTTGATCTTTCAGGTTTCGTTTATAGAGGTGGTGAGTGCAGCCGCCTGCACTCACTCGGATTTTTTACATGACGACGATGCGCCACTCGTCGTTACCGTTGACCGGCATGAAGCGCAGGTCGTAGCCGATCAAACGCTTGCCGTTCTTGTCGACTTTTTTCGGTGCCAGCAGCTGGACGGCCGGCGCGAAGAAAATGATTTTGTTGCCGGCCGAGAGGCCGATCGTGATCGCCAGGCTCTGGGTCTGATTGGTCTTCACGGCCGCCAGCAGGGCGATTTCCTGCGCGACCGACAGGTCGAGTTCAAGGCTACCGGTCGATTCACGGTCGGTGATGTCGACGGTCTCGACGCTGAGCATCGGCGTGAATTGCACCTGGTTGCCGGTCTTCATTTCGAGGCCGGTGCTGGAGTAGACCGTGCCGCCGGTCAGGACGCCAGCGGCGTAGGTCGCGCCCAGCGTGATGTCGA